GCTTGCCGTCTTTCCATCTAAGCAATATGCGGTTGCTCTCATTTTGATTAGTGTGGGTTCTTCATCTGCGTAAGAAGAAAAGCCTATCGAGAACATTAGAATCAGCAGCGTTATTCCGCTTATACGTCTTAATGTCATTGTTCATATCCCCCACAAAAATCATTAGTGCGCCTATGATAATCAGTACAAGGCTTGTGGCTAGTGACTTGTTAAGTCCGTAACTCTCTGCCATTCCGCCTAAACCGATTAAACATAAGGCAAATCCTACTTTGTCCATCTTTTCTCCTTTCATTTCTTCATGACCTTCAGAATCTTCTCATCAGGAACATTCAAGGCACATATAATGTCAATTAGATTGCCATAGTCGAATGAATTGTTCTTGATCTTGTATCCTAGCAACTGCGGACTCATATCAATCTTCTGCGCTAGTTCCGTTTGACTCATATCTGCATCAATCATCCATTTCTTAACGGTCTTCCCTATGTAGTTACTCTTTAGTTCCGTTATTCTCGGCATATTCGCTCCTTGTTAACCGCGTATGCGTAAATAGCCAAACCAACGTCCGATGCGGTTCTTAATGCTTCTACCCATTCAAGAATGCTTTCATCCGGATCTGCCATTTCCATTCGCATTGATACAAAATCAAACAGCTCTTTTATTGAATCGTTTCCAGCAAATTTTAATGCCTCATTAATTCCCTTCATCTGTTCTCCTTTCCAAAGCGTGATTTCAATTCACGTTAGAGGGTAAAAAAATTTTATCTCTGGCTGTTTTACTTAAACGCAAAACATTTGACAGACTAACAATTTCTGATGCAGTAAATTCGCCCTTCCCTTTGAGTCTGTTGTAGAGCGTGGCCCTGTCAATTCCTGACTTTTCTGCTATTGCCACCATAGTCATTCCGCTATCTTCTATCTTTGACAATAGCAATTCAAAATCTGTCATATCAATTTCTCCTTTCTATATATTGTGAATGTCATTCACTTCTTGCACTATATCATGGGCGTGAATATCTGTCAACATATTTTTACAAAAATGTTGAATTATTTTCCCAAATACGATATATTGGAGTCAAAGAGGTATTTAATTATGATTAAACTATATGAAAACATAAGGGAATTGCGAAAACAGAATAATCTTACACAAGAAGAATTGGCTTCCCGTATGGGATATACAGATAGAAGCGCTATTGCCAAAATAGAATCTGGTAAAGTGGATTTATCTCAAAGCAAGATTTTAGAGTTTGCCAAAATATTCAATGTAGATCCGGGTGATTTGATGGGATGGGATGAAGTTGAAGTTCAAGCCGTTACGGACGAAGAGCGTATTAAAGCAGAAAAACTATATGATTTATATACTAAATCTAGTCCGGACGTTCAGTCGGCCGTGGAGCTTCTTCTAAAATCCGCTCAACAGAAGCCTTAGCTTCTTCCACGGCCTTAATATATAGGTCAATAAACTCAATCAACTCCACTTTCTGACTCCTTTCGTGACTCGGCAAGGTCAACGAAGTATTCTTCTATTTCTTTTTTGATTTCATCGTTGGCTTGTAAATAGAGGTTTAATATCGTAACTGTTTGTCTGTTTATCATAGGCGTACTCCTTTCTTAATTTGATTGTATCAAAGGGTACGTGGGAATAGAAGTTACACATCTGAAACCAAAGTACCACTTGTGAAACGAGGTGAATTATGACTAATAGCAAAGATTTAATACTGAAACTTAAAGAAGTAAAAGAACGTGACCACCTTTCCCTTGGTGATATAGAAACAAGGACAGAAGAAAATGGTGAACATGTTTCAAAGACTACTCTATCAAGAGTGTTTTCGGAAGGTTCAGAAGATATCCAATTTAAGTTCGAGTCCACGCTTAAGCCTATTGCTAATGCTCTACTGGATATTGACACTATTGAGGAGGATGATGACCTTGATACCCAAGGACTTAAGCTAATGCTCAAACTCAAAGCGGATAAGATAAAGGAATTAGAAGCCGCACTCGACCACGAAAAGGTTAAGCACCACGAGAAAATAGAAAAGGAACGTGAACAGAGTCGCAGGAGTATAGAGTTCCTTAAAGAGCAGATACAATTCAAGGATAAAAGAATAGACTTCTTACTTGAAGCGGTATTTGAAAAGGATAAGCAGCATAAAGAAATGTTGGAGAAGCTGCTTAAGTGTCAACATTGTCCAAATAACGAATAGAAAAGGAGAATTAATATGGGATTAGTAAAAGAGAAAATGCTTGAATTAAGAAAAGAGGATATGGCAGAAATTCTGAAGCGGTATAACGTAAACGAGTTATCCGATCCGAAGCATATTCAAGCTATTAGAGCCATAACGGATGAACTTACAGAAGGCCGACATGTTATGCCCACAACAGCCCCTGACTTAAATACAAACTCTTATCTTCATGTAATTATGCAGCAAAACCTTATTATTATTGAATTATTAGATAAGATTGCGAACAAATTATGAAATTAGAAAAACTTCCAAGCGGATCATATCGAGCAAAGAAAATTTATAAAAGCAAAACATACCGAGTGACCTTCGATCATAAACCAACAGATCGTGAGGTCACACTTGCCCTTGCCGAAATTATGCAAGAAGAGGCTCCAAGAGAAAAAGGAACCTTTGAGGATTATGCAATAAGATATATTGAAAGCAAGCAAAACATACTTTCACCTGCTTCTGTTCGGACATATTATGGACTAATAGATAGAATGTCGAATAGATTAAAGAATGCAAATTTGTATGATATTACACAGGAACTCATACAAATCGAAGTGAATGAGTATGCAAAAGATCATGCAGCAAAGTCTGCTCGGAGTTTTCATGGTTTTATTGCATCTATACTCGGAATGTATAGACCTCAATTTGTGCTCAAAACTGCCCTTCCACGCAAGGAAAGTGAAAAAAGGTATCAACCTACCACCGAAGATATTAAAGCCATATTAGAGGCCGTAAAAGGCACCGAATACAGTGTTCCTTTTCAACTCGGTGTACTAGGACTTCGAAGAGGAGAAATATGTGCACTGACTATGGAAGATTTGAAAGATAGGAATCTGACTATCAACAAAACATTAGTCTATTATAAAGGATGGAATATCAAACCTGCCGCCAAAACAGATGAATCAAATAGGACCATCCACATTCCTGAAACATTATCAGATGAGATTCGGCATCAAGGTGTTATCTACGAAGGTGATCCAAAGAGACTCAATAAACATCTCCATAGGATTCAAAAGCAATTAGACATACCACAGTTTCGTTTTCATGATCTTCGGCACTATTTTGCATCCTATGCGAGTACACTTGGCATTCCAGAAGCGGATATCATGGCAATGGGTGGTTGGAAGTCGGATCATGTATTCAAATCCATTTACCGAGATTCAATGCAGGAGTCACGGAAGCGGTCAATGGATATTATCGGCAACAATATTCTCTAATTTTTTTATTCTTCCGTGGACGATTTCGTGGACGATTTTTTATAAAAAAATCTTTTATTCCGTAAAATAGGCTTTTATAACGTGTGCTATAAATGCCATATTTTAAGCAAGAAAATACCCTCAAGTCTTGTAAACTTGAGGGTTTTCTTATAATAGCGAGAGAGAGACTTGAACTCTGTCTCTAGTCCACTAAACCACTGTATTTTATTGGGTTTCTGATTTTCCGTGGACTATTTCGTGGACTAATATCTCCTATTGTTGTCTCTCATCTCGCCCTGTCTCATATCATATCCATCGTAGGAGCCATAGTTATATCCCCTACTTGAATACCTACCCATAGAATCACGATTTGCCTGTGATCCTCTTCCTCTGGCATAAGAAGCATCGGAATCATACATCATCCGTTCAGAATAGCCGGATTCCTCTTCCATGGCACATATTATAGATATGTCCTTAAGATTATCAAGTATTTCTCCTAAATTCATCAAATCATCTTTGGACATTGTGCCTTTATTGGCAATCTCCTGCATCTCACGCTCAAGCACTCTCTTTGAATCTTCATATACTCTTTCCATATTTACCTCCTTATGCAACCCTTGTGATAACCAAGTTTGCATTCTGAACATTGATAACAGGTGCCGGAACTAAAGGATCTGTGCTCTCCGAAGTATTCTCAACACTTACGTTATAGCAACATCCCTTTGGAACTGTGACAAATGCTGTTGATGTTACATTAAAGTAGTTTTCTGATGTCGGTCCTTCCGGAGATACATCCGCAGGAGTCACAATTGCTCTACTTGTCAGCACAGGCTCACCATCTATTGCTATTGCAACTGATATAGGTGCCGGAGCAATTCCATCTTCAGGAATCGCAATGTTGCCATTGAATGTCACCTGATATCTTGCAAAACAATTGTTGGTGATACCACGAAGAGTTACAATTCCGCTACCTTCACGATGAAGTACATAACCCTTCGGACAACCTATTGTTGTGTTCAGTAATACCTGTTGATTTGGCTGTACCCTCTGAATGGGATTATTAGTAAACTCTGCCATGATTCCACCTCCTAGAAACTACCGCAACCGCAACTTGTGTTCTGATTGCAAGTAAATATAGGTGTTCTACCATATACCGGAGTAGACGGAACAGGACAATTGCTTAATCTGTTGTAAAGAGCATCAACCTCATCCGAGAATCCTTTTGTAATAAGAGTATTCTGTGCGGCCTGTGAAGCTGCAATATCAGCCTTTGTAAGCTGTCTCTCAAGATCGGCAATCTTGTCATTCTTTGCATCAAGTTCTAACTGACACAACTTATCAAGAATAACCTGTGTGTTCGCCGTAGATGTTGCTCTACTCTGGCAAGCTTCATTTGCAATTGTATACTTAACATCTGCAATACTTGCTCTGTTTTCACAGCAACAATTCTGAAGCGCACTCTGAATACCGAACATCTGCTGCATATTTGCCATCTGTCGAGCATTTTCCCCAATCTCTGCCTGTGCAAAGCCATTAGCGATATTTGCATTCACTCCTGCGAAGCCACCACAAAGAGCAGTCTGAACATCACCGAATCCGCTTGTTACACTGTTCTGAAGTGATGCAATTGCAGAATTAGTTGCAGCATTCTGGAATCCTGTTGTGGTTATATCTGCCTGATTCATCCAAGGATAAAGAGCAGCACTATCAGCAGCTATATTGCCACCAAAACCACCAAAACCATTGCCCCAGCCACCTGCGAAGAGCAGAAGAAGGATGATCCATCCCCAATCTCCACCAAAGCCGCCAAAGCCGCCATTGCCTCCACCATACATAGGTGTTACAGGCATAACCATTTCATTGTTTGAAACCATAATCTTTTCCTCCTTTATTTTTTTAAGGTTAGCGACTATTCTCTAAACGAATAGCCGGTATATACAAAAGCCTGTGCACCGACTTTCATATCTAATTTTTGAATCTCATAGCCATATTCCGAGCGTTATTGTATGCCTGTTGCGATACTTGCCCGGTATTCATCAAATGTTGAATGATTGCATTAGGATCTTTGACATCAATATCTTGCGGAATATTAAACTTTTGCGAAAGCATAGCCATCGGATTGTTCTGTAACTGTTGGAGCATACCAAGGATATTATTGTTCATCATCTTCGGACTCCTTCCTTCTGGGTTTAGTATTTAACTTCTTTTTAATACCATCTATATCATCAAGAATTGCCTTTATATCGTCTTGGATTTTTTCAATGGTAGAATTATCCTCTTTTGTATTTGAAGTAGCTTCCTGTGTCGAAATCGGTTCCTCTTTCTTGTAAATATCCATCACAGGCTTATCAAGTGGCGAGTATCCCATCGACTTAACATATATGTACGGCTCCAACTCATCTCTGAAGATGATTGTGTTATTCGGAGCAATCGGATAGTTGACCGCTATCTCTCTGCCTCTTATACTCATGAAACTTACTTGTGGTTGCTGATTTTGATAGAAATTTGGATAATTCATGACTATTCCTCCTTGTAATAGTAGAATATGGGAATCTCTGATGATGAATCCCAAGAATCATAGATATTTCCGTCCATAATCGTCACAGTATGACTTCCGGTGCAAAGAACATATACTCCATACGGATTATCCTCTGCAAAATCGGCCACTGTGTAACAATCAGGACAGGTATCAGGAACTATGCCCTTCCTAAATCCTAACTTCTTCAAATAGGATGCCCATACAGCATTTGAGTTCGGTAAGTCTGCCATCTCTAAACCTTCCATGCAAAGATCCATGTAAGATTTCTCCCATGTGGACTCTGTTGCAATGGCAATAGCTCTGATAACACAATCACCGATTGTTCTGTTGATTGGATTAGGATTTGTATATATAAACATAGTTCCGTACCTCTAATGCTATATTAGAATAGGCAAGAACTAGAAAAAATAACAAAAAAGTATCATTTGGGTATCAATTAGAGCAATAAAAAAAGGACCTACTCATTAAGAGTAAGTCCTCAACTTGTCGCAGATCACTTCTGTCTGCCTATATATAATTCGTTTGGTATGCACCGTAGATAGGTCAAATTCTTCGCTCAATGGTTCATATCTGATGCCATCTACAAATCTACGCTGCATCAGTTTCCGATCTCTCTCGGAATGGATGTATTCGTTTATTAGGTTTATGATCTCCGTATTTGACTTATCCTCAAAAGGATTTTTCATCTCTGACCTCTCATAAGTTGGTCAACTATCTTTTGTACTTCTTTCGGATTGTATCCTGCTGCCGCCAACTTTTCTTTGCGTTGCGGATTGTTTCCCCAACCACCTTTGCCTCTATATATTTCCATTGCAACTTCCTCGTTACTCTTTCGATTGGTAATGTTGGTAATAGTGCCCTGCTGATATTTAGGTCTAGCATAAGCAACAATACATTTTCCTGTTCTGTGCTTACGTAGAACCGCACCACCATTGTCCTGCGAACCCTTTTCGGAAGTGTTGCCCTCGATGTTGTATACATCCTTTGCGCCTTTTGCTTTATCAACAATGCCGATATGTCCTGCGGGATAACGTGGGTCATCGTCAAACTTCATAAAACACAAGTCACCTATCTGCGGTTTATCGACTATCATCCCGTTCTTTCTGCACCAATTCAATAAGGTGGAACAAGATGCAGTTCTCATAAGCATTGTAGGCTCGCTCTTAAACAACCATTGAATGAACGTAACACACCAAGGATATTGTCTTCCTTTAGGAACGCCATCTTGAACAGGGTGTCCATAATAGTATGTGTTATAAAGTACGTTATTTGAATTGGGTGGATATTCCGTTACACCCACTTGGCTTCTTGCTAATTCGATTACTCTGTCTGCGGTCATTCGTGATTCCTCTCTGCATTAAGTGCGATTAACCTCTGTCTGCGGTCATCCATAATGCCGTTCTTGCCTAAAGCGTGATATGCTTGGTAGGATGCTTCCCACATATCAAGGTCATCATCATCGACATATCCCTGTTCAACATACTTGCGGTAGTCCATCATCAGTTCCCTACGCATCTGCTTCTGTTGAGCGTTCATCAGAATGTCAATCTTCTTGCTGAACTTGATACACGCTCTGACGAAATAGGATGCCAGAGCGAAAAGGGAAGGCACACCGAATATAGCCATTGCACTTGCAACATTCCTTATTTCATCCATTATTCTTCCCCTCCGTGATGAATCTGATTAACTGCGCTCTCAATAAGGACGTTTATATCTTCCTCGGTCAACTTAAGACCTAAAGAAGCAGCCTTGTCGATAACGTAAGCAAGAACGTACTGCTTTTTCTGCTCCCAATCTTCGGGTGTGAATAATTGGTCTGCACACCTAACTGCGAAACGTACCCAAAAGGTTATTGTTTCCAAGTCCTTTGCAGATACGTTGGTCTTAATCCAAGGGATAACGTATGCAGAAACCAATGCTCCTGCGATTGATATGATAGCCATTGCGATAGTCATAAATACTTTAGTGTCCATATTCTCTCCTTATGAAGCCTATAAAACTAGGAATTTGTCAGACATATCCCTTACAAAAGTCGGCTTGTTGATTTTTGGTATCATTCGTATTGAATCGGGACGATGTGGGAAAAAGCACGCAGAGGGGTATGGGAAACACCGCCCCGATATATCAAGCCAATTATGGCAAGATACCATTAAAATACCCGCCGTGGTACGCATTATTAAGAGGCGTGGCGGGTTTATTCCATTCCTTTGTTTATCTTGTATTCCTTATGCAGTTTGAATACCTTAATCACTCCGCAAGTCAGACATTCACCGCCAAACGTACCGAAGAAGCACGTTGTCAAGGTGTCGTTCTGTATTCCGAAACAGGAAAGAATAAGCGATACTACTGTGTAAATAAGTAGTACCGCTATACTGAAAATAACGTATGTAGATAATGGTATATCCTGCAAGCGTTTAATGCCTTTCATTATCCTGTTCCTCGCCTGCGTGTTTAATTGCGTAGGCATATAGCGCACAGATTAGAGTTACGTCTAATAGCACTATTGCCACGATTGCGATTGTCTGTAACATATTACTCCTCAACGTAAGTACCGATTGTGTCCTGCTTGATAACACCGCCAAGGCTATTCATAATCTTAAGGTGTCCGTAGATATGAGTCTTGCCTATTGAATTGGCAATCTCTGAACATCTTGTGTAGAAGTAAACCTCTGCGCTCTGCTGGTCTGCATACTTCTTTACATTGGCATACTCGCTATAAGTACCCTCTGATTCTCCCTTAATCTGCTCGATGATTAAAACATAATAAGCCATTGTTAGTCCTCCTATACTATTGATAATGTGATTGTAGTTACGCTCTCAAAAGGAACAACGTATCTGATTTTTACTCTGTCGTTCTCCCTTTTTAACTCTGTGTAATATGGGTGATAACCATTTTCACTTTCTGCAATTACGGTAATATTACCCTGCGGAACATTCTCAAATACCACGTCCGTATCACCTATGTATGCGGTCTTTGTGTAGGTGGTAGGCGTTATCTGCTCTACCTTATTTGATGTGTTATCAATCTGCCCCTGCGATTCTGCTAGGTTACTCTGACTCTGCAAAAAGGCTTCTCGCAATGATGCAACTTCTTCTTTTAAGTTCTGTATCTCATAATCGTAATTCATATTGATTCTCCTTATTCGTACCAAAGGGCAGACATAATATTCGCATTTGTGGTAAATGACCATATAATTCCATAGGCTGATGTAATATTTACTGTCACAAGTGTATCACTTGCATTGTTAAGTGATGCGGAAGGATTAGGACTTGCAACTGTCTTGGCACTTCTAGCACCATATTCACCGCCACTACCACTTGTCGCTCTTGCTATTGTCTTTAATGTGCCACTAATAGTGTTTTTTGAAGCCACACCCGAAACGTGCGCTCCACTAGGTGTTTGTGCCATAGTTAGATTGTGTGTATTGCGAGTAGGAGCAATGAATTGCACACCTGTTGTTGTCCACCCATTAGCATCTGATACATCATTCAATATACTTTCATTATAAAAACCATACCAATAGAATACTTTGCTCATTGATACAGGGTATACTTCAACTGTTGTACTGCTTGTAGTAAGTGAAACTGTCTTGCTGAAATTCTGTGACAGATTACTCGGATTCTTTGCAACGCTCGAAGTAAAGGTGATTGATGTCGTTCCTGTCGGATTAACTTTAAGCGTTTCACTCTTGCTTGTTGCTCCTGCTGCAAACGTAACTGTATGCGCTACTCCTGCTGCATCTGTAAAGGTTATTGTGTCCTGCTTTGCTCCGTAGATGGTAACAGTAATAGAAGCCAAAGTCTGAATCGTAGCAGATACCGCAGTACTCAATGATGATACTGTAATGCTTCCGCTTGAATACGTCACTCCACTATACACACCGCTTATCGTCCAAGTTCCTGTGTTCGGTGGATAGAACGCCATTGTATTACCGCTTATAGGTGCGGTCTTTGTTATGGTGGTCACTCCATCGGTACAAGTGAGCGATACACCCTGAAACTCATTCGAGTATGTGAGGTTAATCGTGCCATATTCGAATGTATAACTCTCTGTCTGGCCGTCTGTTGTTATCGTGAAGCTCTGTGTCTTACTTGCACCGTCTAACGAACATGTGGCTGTCCATGTGCCGGTATTCGGAACACTAAATGCCATCGGGGATCCTGTTCCACTTAAGGTAGTCACTCCATCACTTAACGTACATGTAGCACCAAGCGATGAGGGGTAGGTTATGGTGACGGTGGCAGAGAATACAGACAAAACCACGCTGTAATTTCCATAATATGGAACACTAAGAGTAACAGGAGTAGCTGAAGTAGTTGAAACTGTCAATGTTCCTGTCATTGTAACGCCTTCAAAGACAGCAACTCCGGTGTTACTCAATGTTTTTGTCATTGTTGAAACACCATCTGTTAATGTGACTGTCTGACCATATAAACTCGATGCAGAAGTTGTAACGGTTATAATGGAGCCACCACTTCCGCTTGCAACATTGCCATTCTCCCACTTACCACTCGTGCTGTTATATAACAATGCTTGACCATCACTCGCACTTGAGATTGTCACGTCAGACAAATCATCTATTGCTTCAGACGGAATGCTCGCGTTCTTCCACTTACTTGCAGTGCTGTCATAAGTAAGCACCTGACCACCTGTTGCGCTTGAGATGGCAACGTCTGTCATACTTGACAGTGCTTTTGTATCTATCGCACTCAATACACCATCTGCTATGCTTAAGTTCGTACCAACCTTTACACCGCCAAGAGTGCTTGTTGATGCTGTGGGCAATGTATAAGCCTGTCCTGCAACATAATCAACTATTCCACCTGCATTGTATACAGTTTGGTTCGGATCGTAGTCGCTCTGAAGCATGTCACCTGCTCCAGATCCATTCTCACCATCTGTAACTTCATAATCAAAATGAGTTCCATCGGAGAAGGTCATTCGGTATGTTTTAACTCTTCCGCTTGTGGAATAAAGTGTCACGCCTGTTACACTTACACCATCTGCGCCATCTGAGCCGTCAGCACCATCAGCTCCGTCTGCACCTTTAGGAATGCCAAAGTTAAAAACTGCGGCCGATGATGTTCCTGAGTTGGTAACTGTTGCATCAGATCCTGCTACCAATGTTGTCGTGGTTCCAACCGATATTGTTGCCGCGTCACCTTTTGCACCCTTACAATCAACAACTGTTGCGCTGTTTACTAAATCGTTTGTGACATCAGCGTTCAAAAACTGCAACGTAGGCTGTTGTGTCATTGATACTCCGTCTTCATCCTTAATCGTATGACCAGAAGAAGCGGGATTTTCCCAATCAGCGTCTCCGTCCGTGCTTGATTTCTTTGTAAGTACCTGTCCAACTGTACCACCAGCAGGAAGCGCTACAACGTCAACATTACCATTTGCATCAGGTGCTGTACTGTTAACGGTCTGGACCGAAGAAGCGGCTTTAGCTGCAACCGCGTCTGATATTAAGTGGTCTTCCCAAAACTGCGCGTCCTCGACATATGCCGGAGTAGTTGTTGTCCATGTTTTAGTTCTTAAGTTTGGCATTTTTTCTCTCCTTACTTATATACAAAATACTGCTTTGAACTTGGCGCAAATGTAATATCAGTAACTATATAGGTTCCTAATTGCGCGTTATATGTTCTTTGATAATTTGAAACAAGCTGGCCATATGCAGTTTTAACGGAACTGTCAAAACCTTTTGTTGTATCTGATACTGTTGCTGAGTCAGCCGTTGTTGCGCTTGTTGCTGTCGTTGCCGTATCTGCCTGCCTCGCTATACCACTTGAAGCAACATCGCTTATAACCTTGCCCATAATGACATAACTTCCGCTTATTTCTTCAATAAGCACTCTGTCGTTTGCTGTAGGAACATAACTCGCTACATATGTGTACTTTTTAGTTGTAGGCGTGTCTTCTCCGTCAATTATGAGTTGTAGGCCGTTGTCATTATCAACAGCGCTTATTGTGCCTAAAATCATACAAATGCCTTCCTTTCCAAGTCGTGCGTCATTTTGCCACCAAATTCTATTGACCATCCGACTTCTCGGAATAAAGTATTGCTTCCATTCTGTCCAAGACTGACATAGCATCCATATGGATGATTACCATCAGGCATTGTATATATATGTGCAGTCTCGGTTGCCTGAGTTGATTGTAAGAATCGATTATCAACCGCAAGTTGTAATGTTGCCAAGTCAGGACAATCATCAAGCTCAAATGCTTCTACTACGTTATATCCTCTGCGTACCGTAGATATTACAGACTTTGGATTGTTGTTGACTCGCGTATACTTTAAGACTGTCGGAATGTCAGGAGACGACACAAATCCAACGACCACATTCGGCAACGAATATATGTCCGTATTTGTCTCAATCGAATCAATCATTGTTGAGTTGTTATCGTCATATACATAATCTGCTTTTGTCTTTGTGGCATTCTGTGTTAAATATATATAGCCGCTTTGTCCTGCATATATATGCGAGTAATTGATTTCGTCCAGAAGCTCGTTAATAATGTCAAGATACGGAGTTCCGATTGCATATTCATGGTCGATTGTAATAGCCGCGTCTGTAGGCTCACTTATAACTTTAGATAAGCCACAATCAGTCAACATACTTCCGATAATCGTCATATAATCGGTACCTGCTGCAAAGTATTTCCGCTCTGTAAGTGCAGCTTGTTTAAGAAGCATTGTTTCGTCATATGCTTCGATATCGTACAAATCTTCTTTTCCGTCATTTTCAAGCGGAGCCGCTATAACCATATAGTCGCCAAAATTGTATTCTGTTCCGTTTATTATTATTACCGGACGCAAACGGTCAGAAAACATATCGAATGTATTGTTTACTTCTAACCATTTTCCTATCACAGAAGAGAAGCACCAGGTGCCGTCAAAGCATCTGGTGCCGTCAAAGTAAATCAAATCTTCGTCTTGTTTAATGCGGATTCCTTCTAACTCAAAACCATTTACAGGAACTTTGGCTTTCATTGTTCTGGTAACTTCCGCATCCTCTACAAAATCAACATTACAAGATTTTACTCTTGCTTCTCCGATTTTAACGTGCTTTCTGATTATATCGAGTCGCCACTTATACTGGGTATTCGATGGAATCATCATAGTTTGTTACCTCTAATGTTAAAGAAACTTCATTTGCATAGACTCCTTGGCTATTTTTAATGAAGTTATCGGTTTTACTATAAGCCGTAACCATGCACCAACCACCATTGTTAAAGTTATCAGCATAGAATACAAGCGTTCCAAGTAATCCTTCAACCATGTTCTGGTCGTCAAACATTGAAACAGTAAACGACTTAAGCCGCATCGCACTCGGATAATGTGTAGGCTTACTGTCTCCAATAAAGTTTGCTTTATTTATGTCTGCCTGATTGCTTGTCTGTATCTCGTAAGCGGAATCAACTCGCTTGTTTATTGCGTATTGCTGACCATTTGAACCAATAAGTGTTGCATGTGGATATGTAACCGTGAAACCTTTTGTCTGAATGTCGGACTGATCTGCGGATGTAACACCTACAACGCTGTAATTTGTTTGTCCGATAGAATAAAGGTCCGTATAAGTATTATTTGTTATTTCTGCAATCAGTTTATTGTTACGCAACAGATAATACTTGCTATGATCTTCGGACGGATTTACAACAATAGTTGCTCCACCACCATCATTAGCAACTATTGTAAAGTCAACGTCTGTTGTAGATGGTTGCTGATATCCGGATTCTGTCCAATCAGATACTTCTCCAAGGCCGTTATATATGCGTACCCTTACCACATATGACTGCGTATCATTAAAATACTGATTTACAAAATGGCTTGTTTCCGATGTATACACCGCACCGCTATCATATACAACCGAATTGCTTGCAATAAACTGTACCTGATAAGCCGTCTGCGATATTGATGTCCATGATACTGTTGGACGGCCTTTTGTTGTAATCTGCAAGTTTGTAGGCGGATTTGCAGGAACCTCATTAACAAAGGTTGCTGTTGCCCACGCTCCTGCAACATCGTTTGTGTTGTATGTCCTTACTCTCCAAAGATACGTTCCAGCATCGGATATCGTTGTTGTAGTTGATGTATTTGACGTTACAACGTGATTTGCAACTGTTGTCCATGAACTTCCGTTGTTATTACTATACTGTAAGTCATAAGCATACTGCGGAGTTCCGTATGCCGTTGCATGTGACCATACAAACGTAACATCACCGGAAGTAAATACTCCAGAAGGTGAAATACAATTTGCTATTGCGGTTTCGTCTACTGTCGCAAACTGTTCAACAGGGCTTAAAGCTGTAGATCCATCATCAGCTTCGGCTTCAATATAAACATCGTATGTCGAACCTTCATCAAGCGCGACTCCGGTTGTTATAGTCATATCTGACCAAGAACCGCTTAATGTTCCTGCAACGGATGTGTAATTTGCATCGGTTGTCTTTTTGTAATAGACTGTTGCAGATACCCATTCATACTGTTGATAAGTATTTCTCCATACAGTCGAACACCTAAATGTTGCGTTTAAGTGATTTGTGAAGCCAGTCTCGTTCCATTGAATATTAAAATTCGCCTTTTCGGTATAATTAATCCTATAATCACAATTTTCTGGAGTAAAAGCAATATAGCCAGCGCCCCTATTTGGACTTCGAAAATATATTTTTTCATAGACACCTTGTGGCGAGTAGATAGGAATACTATTTCCTAAATATCGAAAAGCCGGTGGATCAGTATTGGCTTCACCTTCCCAACTGCCAGCAATATGAATCTCTTCTTCGTCATCTAAACTAATAAAATATTCGTAGGCCGCACGAGCTATGTATTTACTTTGGAAAGTACTCCATATAGATGGATTGTAAGAATAATATGGCGCAGCATAATATTGAATAATAGGAATGTAATGCCTATATTCGTTATCATATTCAAGGTTTAATACTACATCATAATCTATACTACTCATTTTGCACCCATCCTATATCTCTGCTGCGCCTGATTCTGAATCCTTATAAGGTCGTTAAGTTCACTTATATGGTCAACATATACGTTCATTGATGTATCACCGATATATGCGGAACCAACATCACCACCAGCACCAGCCAATGCCATGTTCATTGTTGCATTTGCATCAAGCGGCAAAGACATTGATTTTGCTACATCATTGACAGCACTCTTAACAAGTCCAATATTGCCCTTTATACCCTTTGCCAAGCCTTGCATAAAGTGAGGCATCCACTGCTCGTATTCGTGTAAGGGGCCTTTGTCCGGCCGTGTGAAGCCGAGGAACTGTTTAACAGTATCTGCAACCTTCTTACAAGCTTCGACAATCTTCTCTATTCTTTGCTTAATACCATCAACAAATCCATCAATGAAATGCTTACCACTCTGCTTTGCATTTTCAATCATGTTTGCAAACTCTTCTTTGATTCGTGCTGCTGCTTCTTTTAAGGCTGTGATGATTTTGCCCGGTAATTGTCTGAAGTAATCGACAATGTCTTCGACTCCTTCTCTAACTATCGGAATAAGTCGCTGTATTTCGCTTTTTAAGTTGTCAAATGCGGCTTTGACGTTCGAAGCCATCTTCTGAGCGCCTTCGCTTATCGTATCCCAATTCTTATATATAAGATAAGCCGCTGCCGCAATAGCCGCTGCTAATAAGAGCCAAGGAGCCGCTGCAACTGTTAACTGTAAGAATGAAGCTGCAAGACCTTTTACAACAGGTATAATTGCCATAAATGCTGCTGCAATAATAGGTCCTTGTGTGATGATTGCTCCAAGCGATGCCATAAGACTACCTACAATTAATATCACAGGTCCTATTGCCGCCACCAACAAACCAAGAACAACAATAACCTTCTGAATAGGAGCTGGCAACTTAGACACAAACTGCACAAACTTTGTGATTGCCTGAACTATTGGAGTTATTATAGGCAATAACTGTTCTCCAAACGCGGCCGCAAGTTCCTTAAGGGATTCCTGCAATACTCTAAATGAGTTCGCAGTGCCGTCTGATGTCCTTGCAAAGTCACCCTGAGCATCCTTTGTAGCATTCAAAACATAGGCATATCTTGTCATGACCTTTTCACCCTGCGACATCTCGTCATATGCCTTGCCAAATCTCTTTGCAAATTCTTCAAGGTTAGTCTGTGTCATTACAACACCAAACTTCTTCAGAGCCTCTGTTTCGCCTGTGAACACACCTTGCAACGATGTCTGCGCTATATCCGTTGATACATTGTAGAATGAGGCCATATCTGCCGCTAATCCTGTTAAAGATGTTGACATTGATGCGGCTTGCTGTTCAGATAATCCCATTGATGTAGCCATAGCACCAAATGTACTAGCCATCTGCAATGCACTACCTTCTGCAAGGCCGTATGCATTCAACGCTTCCTCTGCAAACTGCTTAACAGAATCTGCCATAGATCCAAAGACAACTTCCACCTTGTTTCTTGACTCTTCTGTATCACTTGCGAACTTGGTCATTGCCGCACCTGCCGCTGCCAACGGAAGTGTGATGGATGTTGTCATCTTGGTTCCGATTGCAGTCAACGAATCACCTGTGTTCTTCATCTTCTGACCTAAGTCAGCAAATTTTGTTGATAAGGATGTAAAGTTGGCAGCATTGTTGAGCTCTTTTAACTCCTGCTCCATCTTGTTGAGAGAAGCGGTTGTTTCATTAACTGCACTCTGCCATTTCAATGTAGCGGTTGCATTCTCGCCATACTTTGCCACACTTGCATCAAGCATCGTATTCATCTGCTGAAGCTTTTGCTTTTGCAACTCTATCTGTTGAACCAAATTTTGTGCAACAGCCTTATTCTTTGTCATCTGAGAAGTGTTCTTTGTCCACTCGGATGCAGTTTTCTCCATTGCAGAGTCAAGTGTCTTGGTCTGCTGTATGATATTCTGAATCTGCTGTCTATATTCTTTTTCGCCTTCTATGCCAATTCTAGGCCCTATCTGTGTTGCCATAATTACCTCATACCAAATATGATGGATTCCATGCTCTGATGCTTCTTCTGACGCATATTACCTGAGTAAATAGCCATACACGCAAGCATGTCAGCCATCTCACCTGTGGTCGTGGCAAGAATCTCCTCTTTGCTCATCCCTAATTTTCTGCCATAGAACAGATACCATGATTGATTGAGTTCAATCTTATCGCTGTCTGTTATTCGTTTTTTTTACCCTTTGGTTCTACCGCTTCAATAGTTGACTTATCATCCTGCTCAAACTGTTTCATTGCCTGATTCATAAGCTCTGTAAAGTCATCCATATCTAACGACATAAACCATTCTTCGGGTATGGGATCCGGGATGTAGTCCTTATTTTCAAAGACAAGAGATTTTTCATACCATTTGTTAAGAATTGCAAGAAAATGAACCCCACTCTCAAGAGTGAGGCCCAGATTCTCTTCTGAAAAGATTTCGCCCAGACGTTCAACCTTACCGCCCGGAGCAAGTTTTGTTAAATCAGATATGGCTCCGATTGTTCTCTTAAAGCCAATCTTTCTACCATTGTATTCCATGTGTTTACCCCTCTGTTAATCTGTCTACGTTGTAATAACCGGATATGCTCCGAAGTATGTGTTGATAACTTTAACGGCATCTGCTTCTGTGCTCTGATCTGCTGCAACGACCTTCCAAGAATGGTTGGTGTCATCAGCTCTCATAACTGTTGCCTGAAGCTCTGTGGTCTGGAACTCAACTGACTCACCCTGTGTTGCAGCATCAAGGCCTTCAGGCGAGAACTGTGCCTTCGGAAGAATGATGGGTGCATAAGATGTAACACCATTCTCCATGTAACGAACCACGAAGCCTATTCCAACATAAGGAATAACCTGTAAATCGTCATAAACCGCTGTAGCAACTGTCTTGTCATTAACAAGAATCGTGCCCTTGGTTGTGATGCCTGCGATAAGATCACGAGCTGCATCCTTAAGACCGTCAACTGTTAAAGTAGCTGTTGCACCATTAAACTGTCCTGCAACTGCTTCTGCGATTGTGTTATCTGCGTAAAAGTTGGTAGCATCGCCTGTCTCAACTTCCATGCTTACCTCAACTCCGCGAGCAAGGGGCATTACGTCAGAATAACTGATTGTATTGCTGCTGTATGTATACTTCGCAACAATCGGCATTGAATAGCCTGTAATAACTTTTCCGTTTGCCATGTCTTCTCTCCTATTTCATTATTTTTTGAATCGCTTTGTCTACCGTTTCAGCCATTACCTTCTCACAAGGCAATTTCGCTTCCTGTTCTGCTTTTCGCATGAACGGCTGTTTCTGCATCCAAGATGTGCCTGATTGAACTGCTCGTGCTACCAAACTGTTGGGCTGTCCTTGAGGCCATGTCTTTGTTTCGAGCTTGTTGTAACCATCAAAACCAATTTTTACGTTGTAAAAGGATCCATCATATCTTGCAGGTGTAATACCCAAAGATCTAATCAATCCCTCCTTCTGGTAAGAGTTGGGGCCAATAGCCTTATTGTCAGGCGTTCCATGTCGCTCATCTGTCACTATGCCATCAACCGCAGCCGACACATACTTCATAACAGTTTTTGCGCCATTGTAAACCGCTTCTCCACAAACAGCCTCCGATGACTCATACAGTCTTTTAAGCTGTGCATAATATTCATCTACACCTTCAAATTGAAACGTAGCCATTAAATCACCTGTATTACCCATTCATAATGCAAAAGCTTTGTTTCCGCTTCGTACTGAAACGACTCAAGCTTCCAAGCAAGTTGTGCTTCATCAAGCGCGGTCTGTATACTGTCCGCTACGGTGTCATACTCGGTTTGCGTAAAATAATCCAACGTAAGTATAAGAACCTGCTCCTGTTTTCTGTTGCTTGCATAAAAGCTTTGTCCTTCCGAATCTTCTTGCCATACAGCATACGGAGCCTTAATGGTCGCTGGCTTAAACAAGTGATACAATTTCAATCCGGTAATTCCGCTTAACGCATCAGGTAGTTGTTCCGCCTTTGTCAACGACATCGTAATAATCCTCCAACTTGACAAGAGTAAGGTCAACCGCATCTTGCCCAATAATCTTCTGACATATATCGATTCGGAATTGTTCTGAATCTATAACCACATATAATCCTTCACGCGGAACGAATGTATTAAAGCATCTGACAATCATATCAAATCGTCTGTCTGCCCCTAGTGCCTGATATATCCGCGTTATTCCGGCTCTTCGTTGCTCGTAGTAGGCTGACTCTAATTCCACCAACTTTTCAACAGGCATACTGCCACTTGAAGCCGTATTCTCTAACGAGTAGATTTTTAATAATCCAACTTCATCAATCATCTTTTTAACTCCATGTAGTGTAACCTGTCGCCATTGATAACTGTGCCTTCTGCTCATCATATGATGCCTTAATCCGATCATAGTTCTCGGGATTGCCAAAGTTCATCTTGCAATAAGTTATTATCGCTGTATTGCATAAATCATCGAGCGTGGTGGGAAGTGTTACCCCTGCCACTCCGAGATCGAGCTTTGCGGATGCAATGAGTCCTGTTAACTCTGTATCAAACGCATTTGATGTAATTCTTAAAGCCACTTTTACTTTATCGAGCATTTTTAACAACCTCTGGATTTCCAAAACTATTCACATACTGTTCACGATATTCGGGATATATGGTTATATGCCCAATGTGTCCTAAACGAACTGCCGGCTCTGCCCATATCTCATACCCTGCGTCTGTCGCTCTTTTGCAAAATGCCAAATCCTCACCAAGTTCCGGTGTGGGGAAGAAACATGTACCGTTCCGTTCCTTTACCACCTTTAAGATCTCCGTCTTTATCAGTACGCACCCAAAGCCACATCCCGCAACCTTGAATGTGTTGGTTGGATAATCAACGAAGCGTTGTACGCCCGGGAATATCTCCGAGAACAAACATGACTGATGTGGTGGTCTTCTGCCATGAGCTATGCCAGATACGAACGGCTTGCCACTGAACTGCAAATCTTCCAAGAGCGTGTCCTGAAATACCATGTCAGCATCAATCCATAACACATCTGTATAACCGCCTTCTATTGCCATCTTCGCAAGTGCATCGCGTCCGTGATACACAAGTGTTCCACCGTGGAATTTGACATGAAAAACAACGCCATCTTCCATAAGCTTCTTGGTCAATGCCATAAGACTGTTTACAAAGTCCATGTGCATATAATCGTGAGTCGGTATTGCAATTAATAGTTTCATTTATTTTGTTACCTTCTTTGTGGTGGTCTTCGATTCTGCCTTTGGTGCTTTTACGGCTTTTTGTGCAGTATCTTCGACCTTAATTGCTGCTGTCTCTACAACAGGTGTCGCAGATCCAACAGACATTAAAAAATCTGCTTGTGCAGAGGAGACTTCAACAATCTCCCCTGCCAAGTGATTTATTCTGCTATCTCTTAACAGCTTTACCTTCATTATGTTGTCGCTCCTGAAGGCTTCTTGATGTTGCAGAATCTACCGCAAGCCGTTACGGCATGAGCAACATACTGTCTACCAACGATCTTCACAAGGTCCTTCTCGGCCTCGGTCATGTCATCGTACTTGATTACAAGACCATCACCTTCGGGATAGTTCACCTGAACACCATTCAGATCGCCTATGAATGCATAAACTGCATTTGCTGATGCAGTGTCATATGCAGGAAGGCTATTGTTGAACAGTACCGGGAATCCTCTGAAGGGATCGAATGAGAAGTTTCCTGCTGCCTGTGCTGCAACGAAATTAGCATAAGTCAGCTTGTTCATTACGATAACAGGATTAACTGCCTCATCAGAAAGGTTTGCAAATGCTGTTGCAATCGTTGTAACTGAAGGAGCAAGGGTAACTGCTGCTGCACTTGCTGCTGAAGAAGTAGCCTCTGTAGGAGCACTCTTGACATCATTAACAACAAGGTCTGCAAGCTTCTTAACAATCTGATGTGTAAGCTCATCGTAGATGTATCTAACGAGTGTCTCGCCACCCATAGCGATTGCTTCGTCAGAAATACGGATCCACTTCTTGATGTTTCTAGGGATCATCTCAACGATACCAAGTGTCAGGCTCTCTTCTGTAGGAGCGGTTGTTCCCTCTGTGTGAACATATGCACCATCTGCTGAAAGTTCAAATGCAACCTTAAGATTGCCGCGGATGCTTGTCTTACGAACACGAGAAAGGATGTCATCGTTCTCCCATGCTGTTCTGATGATGTCGTCAACGATAACAGGAACCGGAACTGAACCACTAACCTGTGTGGTCAGAAGGCTTCTGCACTCTGAATCATTCTCGTTAATAAGATACTGTGCGAATGCGTCAATGTATTCCTTAGACGCTCTGATCTCTTCGTTTGTCTTCATTTCTCTCTTCTCCTCTTCAACTTTCGCAATAACAGGAGCCTTTGTCTCTGCAACTGTCTTGCGGATCTCATTCTTTGTAGCCTCTTCTGCTGCTCTGGTCTCAAGCTCTTCCTTTATGGAACGAACTTCATTTTCAAGTGCATCCAGATCTGCACCTTCGTTGTCGAGTTCAGCAACGATTGCGTTCTTGCGCTCTTCAAGCTGCTCAACTGTCATCTCTTTGATGTTGTCCATGATTATACCTCCGACAAAATTCTTATTTTCTGCTTCTTAAGCTCTATCGCTCTGGCTTCGGCTTTTGCATTGTCCAATGATGACTTTGCATTCTCCAATGCTCCGTCAAGGCCTCTTGCGCTGATTGATGTCTGCTCATATGCCGGGAATGTAACCGCTGATACCTCAAACACCTTACCCAACTTGGTTATGGTGCGTGTAGGGTGCTCAGATTCGATGTCATCCCATTTATCCCCATCGACAGTGAACATAAATGACATACCATCAAGGTCGCCACGTTCAACAGCCGAGTATAGGCTCTTTGCTTCTGCGTTATTCTCTGTATCAAGATCAACGCGGATATTCATACCACTCGCGTCAACAGTCATCTGCATGGTGCTGTTCTCATTGTTGTTCCTGCTTCTTGCAAGCGGAATCATATCTGTGTTGTGATTGATTAAGAATCTAACGTCCTTCAGATCCGCTTCATTAAGTGCACCTGCTTCAATTATCTCGTCATACCATCCGAGATTTGTTCTCGCATCGTATACAATAGGTCTGCCTGTGAGTGTATTTCCGTGTGTCTCATCATTCTCTGCCCTTACTTCAAAGTTAAAGGCTCTGATTTCCATATTGTTATCCATCATGTTGTTATTCCTCCATTTTTATCCTGCCAACTGATGCTTCCCGGTCTTAAGTAGTTGTAATAATAAATCGGCATATCCCAATCTATTATCGTTAAGTGTTTTGCGAACATATCTTGGTGAAAATACAAATCTGAGCAGGAGTGGATGTTAGGAAACCGCGTATCGCCTATAACCGACCGCTTCCAACATTTATTCCACACCGCTGCCCAATGGTGTCCTCTGTTCCCATTTGGCCTTGCGTATTTGTACCCCTTAAATATAAAAGAGAAGCAGAGAACATCCATCGCGTTGTTGTGGTATCTCAACTTCTCATCTATAAGTTCTAAAACGTATTCATGAATCCACCAATCGTCATCGTCCATGAATAGGATCCATTCTCCTGTGGCTACATCCAATCCTTTGCTTCTGGACAATCCATCGTTGCCAAAGTTAACAGGAATGGCTTTTGCACCATATGACTCTGCAATCTGCGCTGTGTTGTCAGTGCAATTATCACATATCACTATAAGTTCGTAGTCTGTAAAGGTTTGTGACTTGATTGAGTCTAATCCTTTATGAATCCGATCCGCAGCATTGTAAGCCGGGATGATAATACTAAATCGTGGCATTAATGATTGCTCCAATATGCTTTGGTCTTTTCGACAGTTCTGCCGATTTCTTGGCTCTTACTACCATCACGAAGCCAATTATAATAATACAGAGGCATATCCCACTCAACTATCTTTAGCTGTTTGTTCATCATAACCTCTAAGAACACCGCATCTTCGGCCACACTATTTGTGATGGCAGGAAAGCGCGTGGTGGCGACAGAAGAACGTCTCCAACATTTATTCGCTACATGCGGATATATTGTACCTTTTACACTTCTTACAGGACCATATCCAATGTTCTTCCAAATCAATGAGAAGAACACTGCATCTTCGTTTTGCTTACCCACTTTATCAGCGAGCATCTCAAAGACATATTCGTGCAAGTACCAATCGTCTGCATCACAGAACAGGATCCATTCGCCTTGAGCAATCTCTAATCCAACATTTCTTGCAACGCCAGAACTATGTGCGTCTATTTCAATGACTATCGCATTGTACTGTTCGGCTATGTCTTTTGTCTTATCCGTACACGCATCACATACAACAATCAGCTCATAATTCGTGAATGTCTGACTTCGGATTGATTCAAGAGCCTTTTGTATAGTCTTTTCTTCATTGTGTGCAGGAATAATAACACTAAACTTCATCAGTCTGCTCTTCTTCCAACTTTGTGTCCGCGTCATAATACTCACCGCGGATTATTCGAACATCACCATTCTCAACAGGTGGCAAGTTCCATATCTCCCTGATGTCATTGATTGACATTACTCCACGATCAAGAAGCTGACTTGATACATTCAACTTATCTTTGTTGGTCATGTACTGCAAACGGTTTGCTGTAAGCATTATACTATTGCCCTGACTCTGTTCACGAAGAGTAAACAACATCTTGGTCATCACTTCAGAGAACTGAACCGCGAACGGCTCAATCGCTCCCTCGTAGAATGCCGACCACGCATCGCCATAGGCCTTATTCTGGAGAACGTCTTCATTCACCATGAAGTACTGATATACGTTCTTTTCAATCATCTGCATCTCATCAGCCGCTATTGTATACGGATCTGATTTGACCTGATTGATGTTGGTGTATGTATTCGGGAATAACAACAAGCCACCACTCTTGGCTTCTTTTCCAAAGTTCTCTTCAGAGAACCGCTGTCTCTCTTTTGCCAGATCTTCGGCCTTGCTGAAGTTATTTACCTGTGCATAGAATCTGTATGTGGCTGCACTCTTAACTGCTTCCTGTATGCCCTGATTCTGTATATTAATCAAATCCATTGTCGGATAGAGTGCATGATTGTTTTCGCCCATTAAATCATTGCGATATTGGAACTTTGTCATAATACCGCAGTATTCCAATTCAATGGCTGCCTTTTCTCCACCCTGAAACTCATACCGGAGATAAGGTGTGTCACCATACTGTACCACTTCACAATTTGCCGGGAGAGGACAAAAGATTCCACTCGGCTCACCATATCTGTCATATATTGGGATTATAAATGCCGTGTTGTGCACATCCAAAACAGTGGACAGCCTGTATAAGAACTGTGACCATGTTTGGAACTGATTTGGAGCCTTTTGGAGCTTGTTCTGGAGTGCCAGTCGTGCGGATCCTGTTGACTCAAACTTAAGCTTTGATATATGAACCGCCCTTGCATTTATAGCCGATCTGATAAGTTCAGACTCGTATATACTTCCATTCCAAGTGGTGAATCTCGGCTCATATCCATTGAGCATCTTGAACTCACCCTTGTATTCTCCCTGTGGCTTCGGTGCCTTTTTCAAAAATAAATCAAATAATCCCATGATTAATCCTCGTTTGCCAATCTGTCTCCAAGTTCTCCATACCACTTCTGGCGAACACAGAAGGCATCAGCCAGAGCAGCGCATCCATCTATATGACTGCCTGTGTTTAATTTCACAAGCTTACCTCTTCCGCGCTCTGCGCTCATTTTAATTGCTGAATTAAGCAAGTGTACCTTTAACAAGTCATTGTCTCCGCAATGTACCTTGCCGTCTTTCATAAGGCCTTCCATCTCCTGAAGAACACCCCAGAGATTATCGCCCTGATAAACGTCATCAGTCTGAAAGCCATATAATTCCAAGTCCTGAATTAAGTACTGTGCGGAGTATCTATCATATCCAACCTTAAGTGGTAGGATCTCATAGTCCTTGATTAATGACACGAGCCAATTATAGCAATCGTGGTAGTCAATAAAGTTGTCACCACTTGCTTCCAATAGTCCGCGCTGAATGTAAATGTTATATGGTAAACCATCTCTCTGACTTGCTTCGTCAATCTTCTCCGCAGGAAGCCAGAACTTTGCGAATACATATAACTCGCCATTCTTCTCAATAATACATGTTGCAGCGGTTAAATCTCGTGTTTGAGATAAGTCCACACCGCACACAGCATAACTGTTGCGGAACTGCTCCATGTTGAGTGGTTCGCCAAAACACTTATTTACTGTGGCCGTATCAAGCCAAGCCAATGAACTGTTCTGCTTGATGTTCGCGTACTTACAAAGGAACTCTGCTCTCTTACTCAAAGAGCCTTCTGCAATGGCTATTTCTTCAAGCATAAAGTCCACCGAAACACTCA